TTGGATACCGACGACTACCGGGTCGGTCCAGGTCATCCGCCGAAGGAGTTTCAGTTCAAACCGGGGCAAAGTGGCAACCCGAAGGGTACCCGCCGGAAAAAAACGTCAATCGCAGCGGACCTCAAAGCGTCGCTCGAGCGTGCGCTCAACAGAACAGTAACGCTAAGTCAGGGCGAAAAGGAACAGATCATCACCAAAGCTCAGGCCGGCATCGAGCAGCTCGTCAATCAGTTCGCAAAAGGTGACCGCTATGCTCGGCGCGATCTAATCGATTTGGCCAACACACTGGGCGTCGATTTAACGGCTGGCCAAAGTGAAGCAATCGAACACGCACTCGGTGTGGCTTTCACAGCGAATGGTGCGGCCCTGCTGGCCGATTACGTGCGAAGGCATCGCGATGACGATGACAGTCTTGCCCAGTCAAAAGATTCAGAAGAGCCCAGCCCTACTAACCCCAGCGAGAAGGAGACATAACCATGCTTGACACCGTTCACCCCGCGCGCGTACTGGACGCCGCCTGTCGAACCGATCTCGTGACGTTTACCGGCAGATGTTTTCATTTGCTGACGCCCGGTAGGCCGTTTAAGCCGAACTGGCACATTGAGAAAATTGCCTATCATCTCGAGCAGGTGCGGCTCGGCAAGTGTCGACGTCTCATCATCAATGTGCAGCCGCGCTCGCTCAAGTCCATCATGACTTCAATTTCGTGGCCGGCCTACATATTGGGTCATGATCCGACCAAGCGCATCGTCGCGATCAGTTATGGCTCCGATCTCGCAATAACATTTTCCAACCTCTTCCGCCAAGTTCTCAATGCTCCATGGTATCAACGTCTATATCCAGGGACGCGGATATCGCGCATCAAGAACACGGAATTTGAGGTCGCCACCACGCGGAACGGCTACCGCCTGGCGACATCCATCGACGGGACACTGACCGGGCGAGGCGGTGACATCTTCATCATTGATGATCCCCTGAAACCGATCGACGCGCTTTCGGACAGCAAGCGTGAAGCGGTCAACAAATGGTACCGCGATACTTTGGCAACGCGCCCTGACGACCAACAGAACGGTGCCATTGTCATTGTGACGCAGCGCCTCCACGTTGACGATCTGACCGGCACCCTTTTGCGTGGTTCCGGCGAGTGGACGCGACTGATTCTTCCGACGATTGCCGAACAAGAAGAGAAGATCCAGATCGGTGCAAATAAATACCACATACGCCATGTTGACGAAGTTCTGCACCCAGAGCGAGAGTCAAGATGGGTTGTCGATAGGATCCGTTCTGAAGTTGGGCCGGATACATTTGCGGCTCAGTATCAACAAGCTCCTAACCCGCCGGACGGCCTCATGATCAAGCGGGACTGGGTCCGTCGCTATGACCAACTGCCAGTCGGAGGTAATGTCATTCAAAGCTGGGACACAGCTTCAAAGGAAGGCGCGCAAAATGATTGGTCGGTATGCACGACCTGGCTGCTTTACGAGAAAAAGTACTATCTGATCGACGTGCTGCGTGGCCGGTTCGATTATCCGACCTTGAAAGCGCAAGCCATTTCGCTCGCACGAGAGCACAAGCCTGACGATATCCTTATCGAGGATGCCGGAGTAGGCCCGGCGCTTGTGAGCGAACTGCAAAATGCCGGGCACTCGGTCATTCCGGTCAAGCCGGAACATGACAAGAAAATTCGCATGTCAATCCAATCTGCAAAATTCCAGGGTGGTCGGGTGTATTGGCCAAACGAAGCGCCATGGCTTGCGGATCTGGAGGCCGAGGTCTTCGCTTTTCCGAATGCACGTCATGACGATCAGGTCGACAGCATCAGTCAGGCCTTGGCGTATGAAAGGTCAGAATTTATTTGGAACGAAAGGAGCCTAGCGGGCCTTACGCGCTTCACGTCCGCTTTGGGCGGGTGGTAGTTTCGGCGCGTTCTGACTTGCCTGAGCCAACGTCGCCCATTTGACGCGCCAAAACAAGGGTTGAAAATGACAAGGCCCCGGTCGCGAGATCGGGGCCCTCGTCGTAGTGGTGGTGGCGGCGGCTGATTGTTGTTTACTTAGTTTATTTTGCCCGCTGACGCTTGCGAAATGCAATAGCGAGGGCTTCCTCCTCGCCGCTGAGCACCGTCGAGCGCGGTATCTTCGGTCCCATCTGTGCATCGGCTCAGCGCGCCGATGAACCATTACCCATCGGACGCCTCAGCTAGAAAGGCGCAGATTTTCGGATGCCAAATCAAAGGTCGACATAGTCGCTAGTGAACCCACAGTGCAGCGGGCTCTTGGCCGCAAGCAGCTTTGGCACGGCGAGCCACGTAGCTAAAAAAAACTCTTCGGCGCCTTTAACGCCGGCGATTCTTCACAGCTGCAAAATTCAAGGACGGTCGGGTGTATTGGCCAAACGACAAGCCATGGCTTCCAGATCTGGAGGCCGAGGTCATCGCTTTTCCTAATACACGTTACGATGACCAAATTGACAGCATCAGCCAGGCCTTGGCGCATGAAATTCCAACATTAATATGGAATGAAAGGAACCTAGCGGGCCATGCACGGTTCAACTCGGCTTTGGGCGGGTGGTAGGATCGGCGCGTTATGACTTGCCTGAGCCAACGTCACTCGAGCCCAACGAGCGGCGGACGCCTCAGTACCGACTTTAGAATCCAATCCGCGGTGAGGGTGGGCGACGCGATGCAGAACCATTGAGTCGCTGGTCGAGCCAGTAAACAATGTGCTAGAATATAATTATGAGAAAAATTAACCGTAAGGAATTGCCGCGCCGATCTGAGCCTTTCACGCTCGGCCGCGCCAGCTTTGAGAAGATTAGCGCGGTTGAAGGCATCAGCTATTCAGCTGATATGATAAAAACCTTTCGGAAGCTGGATAAGAAGGGTGCTTCGCCGGCCGAGCGCCGACAAGCCATCGCCATGAAATACGGCAGATCGTCCTAACGAGCCGATGTACGACGCGATTGAGGATCCATACTGCTATTCGGGGACGACCGTTCTCAAAAATCGAGCGGGTCACCGAACTCAGCGAGCACTGACCCAATTTGAGACCGCGATGTCGGCTCAGCGCGCCGATGAACCTTTACCCATCGGACGTCTCAGCGTCCATCATTATCAGGCAGTTCACCGGCACCTCTTTCAGGATGTTTATCCGTGGGCCGGAACTTTTCGCACTGTGCGCATCAGCAGGGACGGCAGTATGTTCTGTTACCCAGAGCATATTCGCTCACAGATGCGCACGCTGTTCGGCCGATTGCGACGAGAGCGTTATTTTCGCGATCTAACACCCGACGCATTTGTGCGGAAGGCGACGACCTTTCTGGTCACCTTAAATGCCATTCATCCATTCCGCGATGGCAACGGTCGCACCCAACTCGCGTTCATGGCATTACTTGCCGCGCGCGCAGGACATTCTCTCTTACTCGGTCGATTGCACGCCCGGCGTTTCCTAAACGCAATGGTCAAGAGCTTTCACGGTGACCAGCAATCACTGCAGATAGAGCTCCGTAAGCTGGTCGATTGAGATCCGACCAACCGCGGCCCGGATAGAGGCGATCTGGATCGTCGAAGTGAACTCCTCCAACACCTGGGCGATATTCGCGGCCCCCATCAGGTTCCCAAGCCGGTGACCCTTTGCGGTGGAATCCTCCGGCAGCGCTCGAGTTCCTTCTTCCCCGCTCCGGTGGGCCGAGAGGGCCACTAGCGCCGGCAGGCATTTTGCAAAACAAAGCCAATTCTTGGCGCCGCGGCCTCGCAATAATCCCGGGACCAGGTTGCGGGCACGATCTCGCACCTTCATTCGGCAGAGCTGGTCGATTGGGCGCAACGCAGCCTGCCGATCAAAAACATGCTGACGCCAACTGATTGCTTAACCTGCCATCTATCACTTAGCGGGCTTCGCCCGCTGGCGTTTGCGGAGGCGTAAGCCGGGGCCACCACCGTTCTCGTCGATGAATTCGACGCCGGCCATTTCCAAGGCGCGCCGAACCGCCAAGTCGTTAGCCGTCAAGCGTCACATGGTAGACCCCCGCAATCGTCAGCGCGGTCCCGTTTTTTCGGCGAGCCAAGTCTTGATCAAAGACTGATAGGGCACATCACGCTTGTTGGCGGCAACCTTGATGCGCTCAAGAAGCGTCACCGGCAGGCGCAAGGAAATTGATGTTGTTGATGGCTTAAGATTCGGCAAGCGTACGCGCTCAGCCTTTTTCCAGTCGACATAATTGCTGGAATCGTGTGTCTTCCAGAAGCGACGCTCGACCGCTTCGTTCCGAAATTTCGGAATGAACTTAAGCTTCTTGTTCATAACGTAACCGTTCCTTGCGATGCATTGCGCGCGCAGAAATAACCCTGATCAGTCTGCCTCACCGCGTAGCGTAAAGCTGACGTGAAGCAGTCGCATGACGTCCGTGTGCCCGAGAGCATGCAATCTGACTTCGCTAATACTGTGGCTGATATCCTCGACGATTAACAGCGGATCGTTGAAGAAAATCTGTTCGGCCTCCGCTTGACTGACATCATGCTTTTCTGTGCTCTTGCGGCTATTGCCTTCATCCCAGTCGAACCCTTCTATCCGCGAAAAATCAAACATAGTGTATATTACCATAATATACGGCGGCGACAAGGGACGTGTGGAACAGGAGGCTACGGAACGCTTTGCCGAGGGTCATCACAGCAAATAGGTCTCGGATTTTGCATGGTAGACGAAAGCCCCCGACGCTGGCTGGTCATCAAGTTTGGCGGAACTGCTGGAAAATGCGCGATTGGCACTACCCGCCGGGTCTGGTGAAGCCGCAGCTCACCCGCTCACTTGCGCTGCTGTCCTTTTGACAGCTTCCGCAGGCGAACGCCCGGTCCACCGCCGTTCTCGTCGATGAACTCGACGCCGGCCTTCGTTATTACAGCCTCGATTATTTCCAGCGATTTCTGATCTCCAGCGTAACGGCCTACCTCGATGTTAGTGATGGTGTTGCGATGGAGACCTGTCGCTTTTGCGAGGTCTCTTACGGTCCAGTTTAAAGCTGCCCTAGCCATACGTAGTTGTGCACTTGTCACAGGCATCGGCTTGTGCTATTGTCACATGTGTCGACGACACAGGACATTAACACGGCTAAAGGAGAAGGTGATGCCGGATATCTCAAGTGCCCGAGAAAACCACGGAAAGCACACTGGGGCCGACCGGCGGTATTTTCTCGGCGGCTCCGACGCCCGGATCATCATGGGCGACGACGAAGCGGCCCTCCTGCGCCTCTGGCGAGAAAAACGGGGCGAAGTCGAGCCCGAGGACCTGTCCGCAAACCTCATCGTCCAGCTCGGCCGGGTCACCGAGGATCTCAACAGGCTCTGGTACGAGCGCAATACCGGCCAAGCCGTCAAGGACGTCCAACGCCGGGTTCTCCACCCGGTGAACCGCTGGATGGCGGCCACCCTGGACGGCATGGTCGAGGGCATAGGGGCGGTGTTCGAGGCCAAGTTCATGCTGCCGTGGTCGTTCTCAGAGGAAGCGGCGGCCGAAAAACACATGGCCCAGCTCCAGCACAATATGTGGGTGACCAATGCCAAGGCGGCGGTGCTCTCGATCATCACCGGGGGCGGCAAATGGGTCGAGATTACAATCCCCGCCGATTGCCTCTACCAACATCTGTTGCTGACGGCGGAAAAGAAGTTTTGGCGATGTGTGGAGAGTGGTGAGCCCCCTCGCCCCTACGGGGTCGAACCACCACGGCCCCGGATCGAAGCGGTGCGGATCATCGACATGAGCGCATCCAATTCCTGGGCTGAATTGGCGGGGGTGTTTTGCCAAACTCGCGCGGCCTTCCTGGACCATGAACGGGCCAAAACTGAACTCAAAATCCTGATGCCGGAGGATGCCAAGGAAGCCTTCGGCCATGGCGTCAAGGCAAAGCGCTCCAAATCCGGAGCGATCAGTTTCGATCTCCTCAACGTGGTGGCGGGCAATGCACCGGTCCAGTGAAACCATCGGCGCGTTCGCGGCGGCGCTGGCCAAGGCGCAGGCCGAGCTCACCAACCCGGAGAAGTCGCTGACCGCCACCATCCGCTCGCCGTTCCCGCGTGAGGAGGATCG